ATGGATAAGAAGGATCAAGAGAAGTCAAACAGAAAGAAAAGCAATGAAAAATTCAACAGCATTACTCAAAAGGTAAAGCCGGAGAATCAGAACCAGCGTCATAATGCCAGAAAAGAGGCAGTTGATGTGAAGATGAGACAAATGTAAGACGTCCATTAGGGCGTCTTTTCTAATACAAAAATATGGATACATAACTCAATCGGTCAGAGCGGCAGCCTTATAAGCTGTGTGTCACGGGTTCGATTCCCGTTGTCCGGATTGTGGACTACTGCAAGTTCCTACTTGTGTTAGAGAATCCGGTAAAGTTGCCAAGTTACGTATTTTTTGCATTAGTCCTATAAATTTTAAAAACCTCAGAGAAAAGTGTTGACATATGGTTAACCATATGGTATTATATACTTGTAAGGAGGTGAGATACAGATGAGCAAGAAACGAAAGAAAAAGAAAAACTCCATAGATTGGATTGAAGTGCTGGTTCAAACAATCGTAGGAGTTGTTTCTGGAGTGATAGCCGGAGTTATTACATGGCTTATCACAAAATAGTAAGATACAGGAGAGGCGGAAAAGCCTCTCTTGTATAAATAATATAGCACATAGGCTCATCTGTGTAAAGCTATGAGAATAGAAGTGATAGTAGCAATTGTTGTGGCTGTGACAGCAGGATTGATAGCAGGAAAATTATATCGTAAGTGGAGGGATGAACATGCCGGTAGGTAGCCCAAAACCTCAAACGATTGCATCGGAGAAGTATCAAAAGAAAGCAGGATGGATGACAAAGGGTTTCAAGATAAAGCGAGAGTTAGCGGATGAATTTGCAGAAGCATGTGAAACCGCAGGAGTCAGTCAGGCTTCAAAGATCAGCGAACTTATGAAAGGATTCATAGAGGAAGTGAATAGTGAGAAATAGTAGAGAGCATCTGGTGAAAGCCAGGTGCTTTTCTGCGTCCTGAGCAAAGACGATAAAAGGCTTTGGGCAAAAGCCTACAGTGTGCGACATCGCACAAATATAGCAGGATAGAGCAGTGGAAGCTCGTCAGTCTCCTTAGCTGAAGGTCGGAGGTTCGATTCCTTCTCCTGCAATTGAGGTGATTATATGACGGAACATGAGATTGCATTTGTAAAGAAATGTATAAGAGAAAATATCCACAGATTCTATACATGGGGCAAGTGGAAAGCATTGAGAGAACAGGTGTTAAAGCTTGATAAATATGAATGCCAGTTATGTAAGAAACGTGGAAAGTATACAAAGGCAACGACGGTTCACCATGTGAATTATGTAAAGAAGCATCCAGATAAAGCATTGGAAATCTGGTACAGCTTTAGAGGTGAGAAGCGGAGAAACCTAATCAGCCTGTGCCATGATTGTCATGAAGAGGTTCATGGATATCGAAAGCCAAAGAAAAAAGAACCGCTGACAGAAGAAAGATGGTAAAGAAAAATAAAATTGTCAGGATACCCCCGGTCGAAAAAAATCGGGTTTTAATATGCCCCGTAGAGACCGGTGGGTGCTCCCGACAAAAGAGATTTCTCGTGCGCGCGTGACGGAGGGGGTGGTATAAGGGCGAGAAAAACAAGAAAAGAATTATTGCGAGTGGAAATTAAAGAGGACCTTCTTGATCAGCTGGCCCGGAATGGAACCACCGGAAAATATTACATTGATCTGGTCGATAAATATATGGACTTCTGGGACCTGGAGAACGAACTGATCGCAGACATTAAAAAGAGAGGCGCTATCGTTGAATATAATAATGGAGGAGGTCAAAAAGGGCAAAAGAAAAATGACTCGATAGATCAAAGAATTAAGGTCAATGCTCAAATGCTTAAAATACTGGACAGTCTAGGAATTAAGCCGGTTGGCGATGATTCGGGAGATGATGAAGATGAGCTGTAACATACATCCATATATTCAGGAATGGATTGATATAGTTGAGAAAAAAATCTATGCAGTATGCGAAGAGCAGGAGCTGCTTGTCGCGCATGTAAAATGGTGTTTTGAGCATGAAGATATTTATATAGATTGTGATCAGTTGGAGAAATATATCGGGATGTCAAAATACTTCCCGTTTGAAGAAATATTTCCCTGGCAGAAGTTTGTGATCGGACTGCACGATTGCACATATTGGAGAGAATCCGGGCTTCCAAGATGGCCGGATTTATTCTGTATGTTGGGGAGAGGAGCGGGAAAAGATGGTACAATTGCGCTCGAATCAGTGTGTTTAATGTCCCCACATAATGGAATCAGAGAGTACGATGTAGATATCTGCGCCAATAATGAGGACCAGGCAATGCGGCCGGTTCATGATGTGATCAATGCATTTGAGCGCCCATCTGTGATAAAGAAATTAAAGAAATTCTTCCGATGGACGAAGGAACAGGTTTTATGCTTAAAAACAAAGTCTATTATGAAGGGAAGAACAAACAGTCCGAAAGGAAAAGACGGTCTTCGTTCCGGAATCTGTATTTTTAATGAGATCCATCAATATGAAGACTATAAGAATATAAACGTCTTTACAACAGGACTTGGTAAGAAGAAACATCCAAGGCGTTCTTATTACACGACAAATGGTGACGTGCGGGAAGGACCGCTGGATGATCTACTGGAAACATCCGAACAGATATTACGGGGTGGCGAACCGGATAATGGATTGCTGCCGTTTATCTGCAAATTGAATAAAAAAGAAGATGTGGATCAGGAAGAAAACTGGCCGATGGCAAATCCATCGTTACCATACCTGCCAAGTCTTATGGAGGAGATCAGAAAAGAATATAGGGAATGGAAGAAAAATCCGAGAAGACTTCCGGCATTCATGACAAAGCGAATGAATATTCCAGAAAATGCAGAAGAAATGAGTGTGACGGAGTGGGATAATATCAAAGCGACCAATATCTTACTGCCGGATCTGGAAAGATGGAGCTGTGTTTGTGGAATTGATTATACAAAATTAACAGATTGGGCTTCCGTAGATCTTCATTTCCGAGACGGAGATGAACGGTTTGACATCAGCCATTCATGGATGTGCCTAAATTCGAAAGACATTCCAAGGATCAAGGCTCCATGGAAAGAATGGGCGGATTCCGGAAGACTGACGCTTGTAGATGACGTGGAAATACATCCGTCATTGCTTACAAATTATATACAGGAAGCAAAACGCACCTACAATATCAAAGCTTTGGCCTTGGATGATTTTCGTTTCGCATTGATCGGGAAATATCTGCAGGAAATAGGTTTTGATATGAAAGTAAATAAGAATCTGAAGCTGATCCGGCCATCAGACATTATGAAAGTGGCACCTCTGATTGATAGCTGCTTTGTAAATAAATGGTTACGGTGGGGAGATGCTCCAGAATTAAGGTGGGCCACCAATAATGCAAAACTAATCAGGCATGGAAGAAAGCCAGGAAAAGAGGATGATGCCGATATGGGAAATTATGTATATGGAAAAATAGAAGGAAAAAGCAGAAAAACAGACCCATTTATGGCATTTGTAGCGGCGATGACTGTGGAAAACGTGCTGCCGCAGAAACGGGCAAAACCAACACCGAAAATACAGGTTTACAGTTATTAAGGGGGTGAACGTAGGAAATTAAGTATTAAAGACTGGTTGATCAAAAAACTTGGAGGCAGCAGTACCACAAGGATCACAGTGGATGACATTATGAAAGATAAAGATGTACAGAGTGCTATGTACGAAGTATATCTGAGAGAGCTGGCTTTCTGGACTTGTGTCAATAAAATTGCAAATGCCATCAGCAAATGCGAATTTAAAACGTATATCAAGAAGAAAGAAGTAAAAGGGCAGGAGTATTATCTTTGGAATTACGAACCAAATCAGAACCAGAATGCAACGTCATTCATGAATAAGCTGATTGGCAAGCTGTACCGGAACAATGAATGCCTTGTAGTAGAAGTAAACAATCACATTTATGTGGCAGACAGTTACAGCAAAGAGGTGCTGGCATTGAAGGAGTACAGATTCAGCGGGATCACATTTGACGGTTACGAATTGTCTGAAACACGGGAAATGTCGGAAGTAATGTTTTTCGAATTAAACTCAGAAAATATGAGGAATCTCACAAATGGGATGTATGAAACGTATTCAAAATTACTGATATATGCGCAGGATGCCTATAAAAAATCAAGAGGAAAAAAAGGAATCCTGAATATTGGAGCAATTGCACAGGAAAGTGAGAATTTCGATGAAACATTCCAGGAGTTGATGAGCACGCATTTTAAGAACTTCTTTGAAAGCGACAGTGCGGTGTTGCCATTGTTTGACGGATACGAATATCAGGATATTTCAGAAAGCGGAAAGACGTATTCTACAGAGTCAACACGAGATATCAAGTCTCTAGCTGATGACATCTTTGAATTTACAGCAAGAGCATTTTCTTTCCCACCGAGTCTGGCCAAAGGAGATGTACAGGATACAGGGAAAGCAATTGATGAACTTCTGACCTTTGTGATAGATCCGCTAATTAAGATGCTGCAGCAGGAGATCAACAGAAAGAGAAACGGATACACAGGATTTAAAGCTGGAAATTATGTGAAGATAGAGACTCTGGCAGTCAAGCATATTGATATTTTTGATATTGCAACTCCAGTAGACAAGCTGATCTCAAGCGGAGCATTTACGATCAATGACATTTTGGAAGTGCTCGGAAAACCGAAAATTGAAGAAGACTGGGCAAACCAGCACTTTATGACGAAAAATTATAGTAAGATTCAAGACCTGCTTGCAGGATTGGATATAGAAACCACAGAGTGAAAGGGGTGAGACAAGGAAAAACATAACAAACTGGAGAATGCAGCCTGTTCAGGCAGAGAACAAAACACTTCTGTACATTTATGATGATGTGACAGAATATGGAGAATTTGACTGGAACGCATGGGAATATAAGGACTCGGAGACTTCCGCGAAATATTTTGCAGAGAAACTGAGTGAAATTCCAGAAGGACAGACAATTGAGCTGCATATCAACTCAAATGGTGGATCCGTAAAAGAGGGCGTTGCTATTTACAATTTACTGAAGCAAAAACAAAACCAGAAAGTCGGGATTGTGGATGGCGTAGCACACAGTGTTGCGTTTTTGATTCTACAGGCGTGTGACACAAGAAAAATGTGTTTAGGTACAACGGCACTGATACACAATATGTGGATGTATTGCTCGGGCAATGCAACACAACTGAGAAAATATGCCGATGATCTGGATGACATGATGGAAGCAAACCGGCAAGTTTTTCTGGAAAGGGCGAAGATTGAGGAAAGTGAGTTGATTGAGTTAATGGAAAATGAGACTTACCTCACTCCGGAAAAGGCGCTGGAATATGGACTCATTGATGAGATCATGGGAAAGACAGCAGAACCGGTCAATACAGAAGAGATTCTGGAGAAGCTGTCCGATATGCAAAGACAGTTAAATAGTCAGGAGAGCTTCCGGCAGCAGATTGCAGCAATGCAGAAACCACAGGAAGACAAGAAACCAAGAAAAAACAATGTATTAAATCTTTTTAGAGGAGGCATGATTTAAGGAAAAATTTAGATGTATTAGAAATGGAAAAAACAGCAATCGTACAGAAGATGAATGAGGCAATCACAGCCGGAGATGCAGAGCAGTTCCAGGCAGCGTTTGTGGAGCTGTGCGATAAGATTCAGGAAAGTGTCATAGAACAGGCACGGGGAATCGTAGAAGAAGCAGATCAGAGAATTCTGTCTGAGCGCGGCGTAAGACAGCTGACATCCAAAGAAAAAGAATATTATCAGAAACTGGCAGAAGCCATGAAAGCACCGAATCCGAAACAGGCAGTAGAAAATCTGGATGTGGTAATGCCATATACCGTAATTGACAAAGTATTCGAAGATTTGAAAACAGATCATCCGCTGTTGTCCAAAATCCAGTTTACATCCGTAACAGGGTTGACACGAATGATGATGAATACGAATGGATATCAGAAAGCAGCATGGGGAAAACTTTGCGCAGAGATCATCCAGGAGCTGACATCCGGATTTAAAGAGGTAGATGTGACACTGAGTAAACTGTCCGCATTTCTTCCGGTGTGTAAAGCAATGTTGGATCTGGGGCCAGAATGGTTGGATGCTTATGTGAGACAGGTTCTGTATGAAGCGCTTGCAAATGGATTGGAAGACGGTATCATCAATGGAACTGGAAAAGACATGCCAATCGGTATGACAAAACAGGTGGGAGACTCTGTTACGATCAAGGGTGGAGTATATCCAGATAAAAAAGCAGTAAAGGTTACAAAGTTTAATGATGTGCAGCTTGGAAAATTGGCATCTGTTCTGGCAATCAATGAAAAAGGACAGGCAAGAACCGTAGACACACTGATTCTGGTGGTAAATCCGTCAGATTATTTCAGTAAAGTCCTGCCGGCAACACAGAGACCGGCGCCGGGCGGTGGATATGTAAGTACACTGCCATTCCCAATCGATGTGATCCAGTCTCCGGCGGTAGGAGTCGGAAAGGCTGTATTTGGTATGGCAAAGCTTTACCTCATGGGAGCTGGAATCGAAAATAACGGAAGAATCTTGTATTCAGATGATTACAGATTCCTGGAAGATGAGAGGGTTTACCTGATCAAAATGTATGGTCATGGATTTGCAGTAGATGATAATGCCTTCATGCTTTTGAACATCAGTGATCTACAGCCAGCGCATTATGAAGTGGAAGTTGTTCCAAGTGTAGAAAATGTGGAAAATGCAAATCTTGCAGATTTTAAGGTGGGTGGACACACGCTGACACCAGAATTTACAGAAGGAGAATTGACATACACTTTGACAACAACAGATGCATCAAACACGGTGCAGGCGGTAATTGCAGATGGAACAGCAGAATTGGAATTGACCTACAATGAAAAACCGATTGCAAACGGCAGTAGAGTTACATGGGTTTCTGGAGCAGGAAATGTAGTAAAAGCAAAAGTAACAGATGGAAAGACAACCAAGACATATCAGGTGACGGTAACGAAGAATGAGGGATAATCATGAGTGATCTTTTAGAAGACGTGAGCAATTTCCTGGACATTACATGGGATATGGATATCAGAGAGCGTAAAAAGCTCTCTGGTATTGTAGAAAGAGGAAAAAAGTATCTTGAGGGGAAAATCGGACAATGCGATTTTGAAAGCGAAACACAGGAAAAAGATCTGCTGTTAAATTATTGTATGTATGCAAGAGCCGGTCAGGTGGACGAGTTTATAAAAAACTATAAATCGGAAATCATATCCCTGCAGATGCGCAACTTTCAAAGGAAAGCAGGTGGTTGCGATGCCAAGACGTAAAGATACAAAATTTGTCACATTTAATGACGGAATGTTGGATATCTGCAGCGTGAAAGGACGAAAAATTGTAGAAACAAAGCATTGTGGAATCCGGTTTGGGTTTCGGACAGTAGGAATCAAACGGTTTTATGAGGCAAAGGTATTATCCAATCAGATTGACGAAGTAGTTGCAATTCTGCCGGTAGAAGACATTTCTACGATGGACATCTGCATAATCAGAGAAAAGCAGTATAAGATCATACAGATCCAGAATAAATACGATGAAACGCCACCTTGTTTATTGCTTTCTCTGGAAAGGGTAGTAACGACTTATGAGGATGTGAGAAACCATGCCGAAAATTAATATTGATCAGTTAGCAATCGAAGTCATGCAGGAGTTAGCTGCGTATCGTGAGGATGTACAGGAAGCTGTGGAAAAGGCAGTGAAAGAGACGGCGAAGCAGACAGCTGCGGAATTACGTTCCATATCACCGGAAGGAGATACCGGTGAATATGCAAAGCACTGGAGCTATAAACGAGACAAAAATTTGAGTGGAAGGCACCGCTATGATATGGTGGTGTATTCCAAAAAGCCGGAATACCGGATTACACATTTGCTGGAAAAAGGACACGCAAAGAGGAATGGTGGAAGAGTGGACGGGATCCCGCATATCAAAATTGCAGAAAAGCACGCAAAGGAAATTCTACAGGAAAGGATAGAACGATATTTATGACAAAGGAGAGGATAGAAGCAATTCTGGATGTACTGGAAATTGAATATCGGTATCATCATTTCGAAGAACGTGAGGCGGTGAATCCTCCTTTTATTTGCTGGTTGATTCCGGAAACGAGAAATTTCTCCGCAGATGGGAAGGTATATTTTAAATCAAACAAAGTTGATATTGAACTGTATACAGATGAAAAGGACTTTGAACTGGAAGAACGTGTAGAAGCGGCACTTGATGCAGCAGATCTCTTCTGGCAGAAAAGTGAACAGTATATTAAATCAGAAAATATGTATGAAGTATTATATGAAGTGGAGGGCTAAGTAAGGAAAGAAAGACAAGCAACAAAAAAGGATAAAGTTAAATTCAATATCCGTAATGCGCATGTTGCGCTTTTGCAGGAAAGTGACACGGGAGAAATTACATTTGATACACCGTTTGCGGTACCTGGATCCGTATCGCTTTCACTGGAAGCGCAGGGAGAACTGACACCGTTTTATGCGGATGGAATCAAGTATTATGTTTCTTCTTCCAATAGCGGATATGAGGGAGACTGGGAAATGGCGCTGATCACGGATGAGTTCCGGGAAAAGATTTTAAGTGAATACATTGACAAGAACAAAGTCATGCTGGAGGAAGCGACTGCAAAAGTAAAACGGTTTGCGCTGGGATTTGAAATTGACGGCGATGTGAGGGGAACACGGTTCTGGTTCTATTGCTGTACCTCTACACGTCCTACAACAGAATCCAGCACAACAGAGGACGCGATTGAACCTACAACTGACACTGTCACAGTTTCTGCATCCGCTGTACAGCTTGGAACAGCTAAGAAAATGGCGGTTCGGGCAAAGACAACAGCAGATACAGCAGATGATTTATACGAAAAGTGGTTTGATAAGGTATACATTCCAGATCAGGAAGTATCATAAGGAGAGGTTAGGATGAGAAAAACAATCACAATCAATGGAACAGAATATAAATTCAAAAGTTCTGCCGCAATCCCCCGGATTTATCGACTGAAATTTGGGAGAGATATTTTTGTAGATATGCAGAAAATTGAAAAGCAGATCAAGATCCAGGAAAAACTCAAAGACGAGATGCAGAAAAAATGCGCAAAAGAAGGTACAGAATTTGATGAAAGTAAGTTTGAAAGCGGAATCCCGATCGAATCACTGGAAATGTTTGAAAACATTGCGTTTCTGATGCATAAACATGGCGATCCTGACCAGCCGGACGATATCAACGAGTGGTTGGATCAGTTCGAGACATTTGATATCTATGAGATTCTGCCGGAAATCATGGAAATGTGGAAATCAGAAAATAAACAGATGTCAGTTCCAAAAAAAAAGAGAGGGAAATAGACCGTGAGGTCAATACCGCATTGTTTATGCTTCGATGTGCACAATGCGGTATTTCTATTTCTGATTTAGACCTGTTAAGCATTGGAATGATCAACGATATGTTTATCGAAATGAAGAATGATGAGTATGATTATCCGAAAATTGCAACACAGGCGGATATTGATGCACTGTAAAGGAGGGATGTAAGGGCAGGGAGCAGAATAAAAGGAATTACCATAGAGATTGGCGGCGATACTTCCAAGTTGGAAAAGGCACTGTCCGGTGTTGACAAAAAACTATACGATGTAGAACAGTCATTAAAAGATGTCAATAAATTGCTGAAGCTGGATCCCACGAATACGGAATTGCTGAATCAGAAGCAGAAGTTGCTGCAGCAGTCGATCAGTGAAACGAAAAACAGGCTGGAAACTTTAAAACAGGCAAGCGAACAGGCAGCAAAAACCGCTGGAAATTATGATGCTTGGAAAGAAGCGTATACTCCGATTCAAGAGGAGATTGTAAAGACCAACGAAAAAATGGACAAGCTCAAAAAGAGCATGAAGTCTATGGAAGAAAGTGGTCAGATTGATACGGAAGAGTACAAAAAACTACAGACAGAGGTAGACCAATCGTCTGATAGACTGAAAGAACTGAAAGCACAGAAAAAGCAAGTAGATGATGAATTTGGACAGCCGATCAGTCCAGAAGGATTCGATTCTCTTCAAAGAGAGATTGTTGAGACAGAACAGAAACTGAAATCACTAAAAGAGACTACAGGAAGTGCAAGTGCGAATCTTGCAAAAGTATCTGCGGTATCCGGAGAGTTTGGAAATAAGGTCAAAGGAGTCGGACAATCCTTGCTGCCAGTAACGGGGGCACTGACCGGTGTAGGGGCTGCATCCACTGTTATGGCAAATAATTTCAACGATGCAATGAGTCAGGCGGCGGGAGCACTTGATAAGCCCATGTCTGAAATGGAAGATCTAAGACAGCTTGCAATCCAGACCGGACAGGATACAGTCTTTTCTGCAACTGATGCAGGAAATGCGATCACAGAACTGGCAAAAGGTGGTTTGACAGAAGCCGACATTAAAGCAGGGGCATTAAAAACTACAATGGACCTTGCGGCATCTTCCGGGATGGATCTTGGAGAGGCAGCAAATGTTGTTGTACAGGCAATGGGAGCGTTTGGTCTATCTGCGAATGAGTCTGCAGAAGCGGCAAACGCTTTGGCCGGGGCAGCAGCTGCATCTTCTACGGATGTAGAACCTCTCACACAGGCACTGGCACAGTGTTCTGCAGGAGCAAAAAACGCAGGATGGTCTATACAGGAAACAACAGCGGTTTTGGCCCGTTTTGCAGATGCCGGAATCGAGGGAAGCGATGCCGGAACATCTTTAAAAACCATGCTCCAGAGGCTGGCGGCACCAACAGACAGCGCTGCAACAATGATTGAACAGCTTGGAATACAGACAAGAGATTCCAGCGGGACTCTTCTTGGAGCTTCAGAGATTGCTGAGGAGCTGCAGGATAAACTTGGCGGTTTGGATTCGGCATCTAGAGATGCGGCGTTATCGACAATCTTCGGATCCGATGCAATGCGTGCTGCTACTGTGATGATGAATAGCGGAACTGAGGGGCTTCAAAAATATATCGACGCGGCAAATGATCAGGAGGCAGCACAAAGGTTGGCCAATTCTCAGATGAGTGATGGATCAAGAGCAATCGAGGAATTAAAAGGATCTCTGGAAACCGCAGCGATTCAGATTGGAGATACACTGGCACCAATTGTCCAGAAGGTAGCAGAACTTATTACCGCACTTGTCAATAAATTTTCAGCACTACCGGAAGGCGTGCAACAGGTGATTGTAGTAGTCGGAATTCTGGTTGCAGCATTAGGACCACTACTGATGGTAATCGGCCAGATATCACTGGGGATATCTGCGGTAGCAGGTACGCTGTCGAAATTATCCGGAATTGGAGGAGTGGTGACAAATCTGATTGGTGGAATTAAAACGGCAGTAACGGGGTTACTTGGAATAATAACGGCACATCCTGTAATTGCGGCTATAACGGCAATTATAGTGACATTGGTTGCTTTATACAATAAATTCGAATGGTTCCGTGATGGTGTGAACGGGATTTTAAAGGCAATCAAAGACGGATTTTTTGCAGCATGGGATGGAATTGTAGAATTTTTTACAGAAACGATTCCCAATGCATGGAATGAGATGGTATCGTTCTTTCAAGGAATACCGGCATGGTGGAATGGTATATGGGATAGTGTACAGGCAAAGTTTGAATCTGTATGGACAAGTATCATGGAAATTCCGATTATCAAAGATTCTTTCGAACGGCTAAAAGAAGATTTAGGCGGAATCTGGACTGGAATAAAAATGTTGGCTGAGAATACTTGGGAATTTATCAAAAATGCAACATTGGCTCCAGTTCTTCTTTTGATTGATCTTGTGACTGGAGATTTTGAAAAATTAAAATCGGATCTGGAGAATATTTTAAATAATATCAAAAATGCAGTTGCGAATATTTGGGATTCCATCAAGGAGATTACATCAAATATTTGGAATGAAATTAAAAATGTGGTATCCACATTGGTATCTCTGGTAAAAGAAACTGCGATCAGTGGGTTTGAAGCATTACGAGATGGAATTAAAAATGCAATCCGGGAACTTCCGAAGATTGTAAGTGATATTTTCGAAAAAATTGGATCCACAATTTCCGGGTGGATCGATAATGCCTGGGAATGGGGAGCGGATTTTATCAATGGATTGAAAGAAGGGATATTATCCGGAGTCCGCGGGATTGTGGATGCAGTGAAAGGAATCGGAGATAAGATTCGATCCTTTTTACACTTTTCAAGACCGGATGAAGGACCTTTGAGAGATTATGAAACATGGATGCCGGATTTTATCGATGGAATGGTAAAAGGAATCAATGAGAATGTGTACAAGGTTTCCAATGCGGTAAAAAGAGTTGCCAAGACGATGAGTGAGAGCATGTACGGAGGAACTCCGGCTCTGGCAAGTGCTACACAGACTAACATTGTTTTGAACAATAATGTCGGTGTGCAAATTGGAAATCAAAAGCTTGATTCTTATATTGTAGAAACAGCCAAAAAAGGATTTACATCTCAAGTACATCACACAAAAAGAGGAAAGGGGAGACGGTAAATGTATGAAATTATCAGAAACGGCCATACAAATACAGAAATAGGAATACTTGTACGAGAAAGACCGTCTATCCCTTCGGCAGAATACAACTACACAGAGGTAAAAATACCAGGAAGAGATGGGAGCATATTCAAAGAAGATGGAACTGTGAGCGACATTACAATCACAGTTCCATTTACATTTGCAGAAAATTCTCAAAGGTGGCAGGAGCGATTTCGGACTGCGAGAAGATGGCTCATGAGAAAAGATGATACAGAATTGATTTTAAGCGATGAACTGGAGTACTTCTATCATGTAAAACATACTAAGATCAATGCGGCAGAACGGCAAGTAAAAGAGGTCGGAGAGTTTGAGGTAGAATTTACGTGTGAGGGATACCGATATCGAACAGATGGAAAAGCAGAATATACACCGGAAGAGGTGTTTTACAATCCATATGACAGATCAAGGCCGGTCTATTTGATCACAGGTGAAGGTGAGTGCATCCTGCAGGTAAACGGAAGTCAAATGAAAGCGAATGTTGGCCAGAATCTGGTGATTGATACAGACAGGCTGATGGCATACAGAAAAGATGGAGAATTGATGAACACATCTGTGTATGGAGATTATGCAGAACTACATCTTTTACCGGGAGAGAATACCGTGTATATCTCAAGAGGATTTGATCTGAAAGTGATTCCGAACTGGAGGTGCTTATAAGGATAGAACTTTATAAACCAGAAAATACGGATTATGAACATAACGGTGATATGCCATTACTTCCGGAGAGCGCTTCTGTAAAAGCAATACTAAACGGAAGTTGGAAAGCGGAGATTCAGCACCCGATCGATGAAGAGGGACGTTGGAAGTGGATAGAAGAGGACGCAGTCGTAAAACTGGAGTCATTCAATGGAACACAGTTATTTCGGATCAAAAAGAAAGCAAAATCAGATGCTGGCGTGAGTGCAGAACTGGAACCGGTTTTTATGGATGCGATTGATGATTGTTTTCTGTTGGATATACGTCCAACGGAAAAAAACGGGCAGCAGGCACTGGACATCATGACCGCACCAAATAAAAAGTACAGTGGAAAATCTAATATCAAAATAATATCAACAGCATATTACCAGACAAAGAACCTGATCGAAGCAATCTGCGGAGAAGAGGAGAACTCCTTCCTGAACAGATGGGGCGGTGAGGTTCTTTTTGATAATTATACGATCACCGTCAATGACCGAGTTGGAATCGATAATGGGGTGCAGGTTTTATACGGGAAAAACATTGCGGAAAACGGGCTGCAGGAAGAGATTGATACCAGCGAGGTCATTACAAGGATTGTACCAAAGGCATATAACGGATACATGATAGAGGGGAATGAACCGTGGGTGGACTCACCACTGCTTGATAAATATCCAACAATAAAATACGGAGTGATCACATTTGAAGATGTGAAGATGAAGGCCGATGCTGCGGAAGATGACGAAGAGAACGGAATCGTGATCTGCAATACACAGGAAGAACTAAACAATGCGTTAAAAGAAAAATGCGAGGAACAGTTTGAAGCTGGAATTGACAAGCCGAAGGTTACGATATCCGCTGATATGGTTATGCTGCATGATACGGAATTGTACGCGGATATCCGGGAACTGGAAGAAGTTTCTATCGGAGACACGGTACATTGTCGTCACAGCAAACTGGATATTGTAACAGATGCACGTGTCATAGAACTGGAATGGGATTGCATCAATGAAGAGGTTGCATCTGTTGTGTTGGGAGACTTTCAATATAATTTCATTGCGGATGTATCAAGTATGTCAAATCGGATAGAAAGTGCAATCCGACCGGATGGCACTGTGATAGGAGCACAGGTCAACGGCATCATAAACGGAGTGAAAGCACAGTTTCGGGCACAGTCCGACATCGCACAAAAACAGAAAGTACGCGCTGTTTTATTTGAAGATTTGAATCCGGAGTCGGAAACGTTTGGAGCAATGTGCCTTGGTACAATGGGGTTCGAGATTGCCAGTAAAAGAACTGCAGATGGAAGAGACTGGGACTGGTCCACCTTTGGAACAGGACAGGGATTCTTTGCTGATTTTATCACAGCAGGAACAATGCTGGCTGATCGGATCAGAGGTGGAACATTGGAAATCGGAGGATTTGACAATAATAGTGGCGTTGCAAGGGTGCTGGATGCAAGCGGGAAAGAAATAGTCAGACTGGATAAAGATGGAATTTACGCAGAAGGGAAATATATCTGCGATTCTTTGAGCGATAATCGGCGTGTGACAATAAAGGACGGAACAATATTATTTTCAAACAAAAAGGATGAGGGCGTTCTTTGTATGACGTATGTTGGAAATGCACTATTATTCACCGATGGAAACAAAGAAGACAGCAAAAACTTACTAAGAATCACGAAGGATGCGGTTCTGTTAGATGCGGAAAACGTTGGACCCGGAGTTTATGGAAAGACTGGAACTGCAGTTTTTTCGAATGGGACAAATCTAAGGTTTGAAAAAGGATTTCTTGTGGGCGGAATCACGAAAGAAGGTGATTTCTGATGTCATGGACGATAGGAAACTTTTATCTGACCACAGAGCAGATGCAGGGGAATGCAAGAGAAGTACTAAGTTTTTTTGAACAAAAAGGATGGTCGCTGAATGCTATTGCTGGGATATGCGGCAACATGCAAAGTGAATCGAACATCAATCCCGGAATCTGGCAAAGCCTGCAGGAGGGAAACTATAGTGGAGGTTTTGGACTGGTACAGTGGACACCGGCAACAAATTATACAAATTGGGCAGGTGCGAACGGATATGGAATTACGGATCCAAACGGTCAGCTTACGTGGATAGATTCTGTTACAGTTTCTTTTGGTCAGTGGATTGCAACCGCTGCATATCCGCTGTCGTTTGATCAGTTTAAGGTCAGCGGAGAATCACCGGAATATCTGGCATCTGCATTTTTGAAAAACTTTGAACGTGCAGGCGTAGAAGTGGAAGCCGAGAGGCGGCAGCAGGCAAGATATTGGTACAACTACCTGAGTCAATATGCAGGAGGATCTGAAAAAATAGAAGCTGCGGTAAACTGGGCGATTCAAATTGCAAATGATAATAGCCACGGATATGATCAGGCAAATCGATGGGGACCAGATTACGATTGCTCCTCGTTATTGATTCAGGCGTGGGAAAATGCCGGGGTTCCAGTAAAAAGCAATGGGGCAACCTACACCGGTAATATGCGGGAAATATTTTTGAATTGCGGTTTTACGGATGTGACAGGGCAGATAAATCTGGCAACAGGATCTGGTGTACAAAGAGGGGATATCCTTCTGAACATCGTAAACCATACTGCAATGGGAATTGGAAATGGACAGGTTGTGCAGGCCAGCCAAAATGAATTTGGCGGAACAACCGGCGGCCAGACTGGTGATCAGACAGGAGAGGAAATTTGGACAACCGGATACTATAACTATCCGTGGGACTGTGTGCTGCGATACAAAAGCGGTGAAGGTGTGTTGCCGGGAGACGTTTACCTCGTCAGGTGGATACCGGGATAAGAAAGAAGGTGTGATATGGAAACAACGACAACTTTATACATTGACGTGAGAAACCCAGGAATTATGCAAACAATCTATGCAGTACAGTACGATTCGGGCAGACTTCTGCGCTGTATGATTTCCGGAATGGCAAAGACAATCAGTAAGGCCAGGATTTATTGTAAGAAACCAAGCGGATCAGAAACTTACACAGAAGGAACCGTGATAAGTAATTATTGCGTCCTGTTCAGTCTGACGCCGCAAATGGTTGCAGAAGTGGGAAATACGGAATGCCAGCTTCATTTGATTGATGGTAGCAATGCTGTTACATCATTTAAGGTGAAGATGGAGGTCCGAGAAAACTTAGTGGCTGCATCCGAAATACAGTCAACCAGTGAATATCAGGCACTAGTAGACATACTAAATCGTTTGGAGAAGTATGATCCGATTGAAATTACAACGATTGAAATTGATTCTCTGCAGTCAGGAACCATAGAAAGTGGAAGCATTGCTTTAAACGTGCAAAAGATTTATGCCTCTGTAGGACAGATGAATGCAGGATTTGAAACCGATGGTCTTCCGGAAAATGCGATTGTGATGATAAGTACCGGTAACCCGGATGATGCAGATAATGCCAAGGTTTATAGAAAGGGCGCAACTGGATATGAGTACATGGTAGATTTATCCGGTGCAACAGGGGCTAAAGGAGAGAAAGGAGATCCTGGTCCAAGAGGAGAAAAGGGGATTCAGGGGGAGCCTGGGAAAGATGGAACGGGTGTTACTATACTGGGCTCCTATAAAACAGAAGAGGAATTGAACAGAGAACATCCAACAGGAAATGTGGGTGAATCCTATCTGGTGGATGGAAATCTACATGTATGGGACAACGTATCTGGACAGTGGAAAAATGTAGGACGTATTCAGGGTCCGGAAGGACCGGCAGGAAAAGCAGCAACGATACGGATCGGAACTACTACGACCGGGGAGGCCGGAACAGAGGCGTCTGTTGAAAATTCGGGTACAGAAACAGAGGCGGTATTTGATTTCGAAATTCCCCGGGGTGATTCCGGAGAAGTAACAGGGATAGAGGGGATTCCGAATTCGGATGTCGATTCGCTTGGAGGAGGCGCATAAGAATGATAATTGCAGTATTTGATGAATGCTCCAGGCGTGTGGATATCGATGGAAAGTTGACACAATGGGATTATGGACAAGTACTCCAGATTTGTGGAATGCAGATCCAGGAAAAGCAGATACAGGTACATTTTTCAAATCGATGTACAGAACAAGCGTGGATCGTGCTTGGAACAGTGGAGGATGGAGATATCTTTGTAGAAATTCCAAATGAATTGCTGAAGAAAAACGGAATAATCAATGCGTATGTATATCAGACGATTCCGGGAGAAGGAAGAACAACGTTCGAAGTTCGGTTGGGAGTCAAAGCAAGAAAAAAACCACAAGATTACGAAGCGCCAGATGATAAACACGCATTGGAGCAGGTGTTAGAGCAACTCAATAAAAAAGGGGACAGGCTGTATCTGGAAGAAAACCGGATGCAGCTTTTTTCTGGAGAGAATCTACTCAGTGAAGTGGAACTGCCGGAAGGCGGGGGAAGCGAAACTGTGGAGATAGAGTCGATCACCAATCCGGAGATTGACGAGATTATGAAAGGAGCAGAATAAGTATGCCAAGAAAAAAAGCAACAGAAGCAGCGGCACTGGCCGCAGAAAAGAAGTACCTGGATCAGGATGGACTTGCACACCTGGTACAGAAGAATGATGAGAGATACGTAAAGAAGGAGGTGGGAAAAGGTTTATCCAGCAATGATTTTTCGGATGAGTACAAGAAAAAAATCGATGACCTGGCGTACACCAAGATTGCAATCAACAGTCTGACTGCCACGAACAGCAGCAACGAAATCGGTGCGACAGTTACTGCATCTGATATTGCATGGGCGTTAAATAAAGAGCCAAAAACACAGAAAATCAAATTTGGAGCAGAACAGGAGGAAATACTGGATAAAGCACTTCGAAAGAAATCTTATACAGGAAAGTCTTTGAAAACAAATACCAACATTGTGCTGACAGTGACAGATGAGAGGGATGCAGTTGTATCCAGAACGGTTGGCATCACGTTCCAGCCAAAAGTATACTGGGGAAAAACTAACAAGGAACAGCTGGAAAATGCCGATATCCTGGCACTGGAAGGATCTTCATTAGCAGGTGGACGAGGACGCACATTTACGGTCAATGCAGGAGAAGGTGAAAAGATTGTTTACGCATTTCCGACATCCTTTGGAACGCCAACATTCAACGTGGGCGGATTTGACGGAGGATTTAAAAAGGCGCGGACTCTGGAATTTACCAACGCATCCGGTTACAAGCAGAGTTATGATGTCTGGATGTCTGTAAATGCAGGGCTGGGATCTACAGCAGTCACAGTAAAATAAGGAGGTTTGAAAGATGGCACAGAGCATTGAAGGCGGTGTTGTAATCGTCAACACCTTATCTGTAAAAAACAATGGAAATTACCCGCTGTGCATGGCGGAAAGCGTGCAGCTTGCAGAAGGAAAATCTGTAGAACAGAAGATTGGAGAGCTGGAAGCAGGAGCAGGAAATGAAGTTATCACAGAAGAAGAAATCAATAGATTATTTCAGTAATAAAGGAGAAGAAAGAATATGGCGAAATTTTTAGATTTTACAGGACTTGGAACATTTAAAACAAAAATGCAGGAATGGGCAAATGGTGCATTTCGAAAGAAAACTGACAAAGTAGTTTCTACTGATGTTACGTATAATGGAAAATCGCTGGATGAAGCAATTAAAAGTGGAGAATTTAAGGGAGATAAAGGAGACAGAGGAGAAACCGGCGCAGCTGGAGCACAGGGACCAACAGGACCGGCAGGAGCTGCGGGTGCACAGGGACCTCAGGGATTGCAGGGACCACAAGGTCCGGCTGGGGAAGCGTTTAAAATCGCTAAGACATTTGTTTCCGTTAATGCGATGAATGAAGGGTTTGCGACAGATGGAGTAAAGACTGGGCAGTTTGTCATGATTGACACAGGAAATGTAGAGGATGCTGACAACGCCAAGTTATATGTTAAAGGGACGTCATCTTACACATACATCACAGACTTATCAGGAGCCACCGGTATGACAGGCCCACAGGGACCTCAGGGATTGCAGGGGGCTGCTGGACCAGCAGGACCGGCGGGAGCAAAAGGTGAACAGGGGATTCAAGGACCTGCAGGAGAAAAAGGCGAAAAGGGAGAAACGGGACCACAAGGCCCTCAGGGATTAAAGGGTGAGAAAGGGGACATTGGACCAATGGGACCACAGGGTCCGGCAGGCTCGGATGCAAACGTGGAAAGTATTACAAACAACGAGATAGATTCGCTGTTTACCATGTAAAGTGGGGGTGGTTAAATGAAATTTTTAAGCTGGACAGGTCTGCAGTATTTTTACAGCAAATACATTGGAAATCTGAATGAACAGTTAAAGAATGTTAAGGAAAGCATTGGAAACTTAGGAAACCTTGCGACAGCATCGAAAGAGAATTTAGTGTATGCAATAAATGAAATAAAGAGTGCACTATCATCCTTTGTAGAGAAAAAAGATATTGTGGATAATTTAACTACAGAATCCGAGATAGCTCCATTAAGCGCGAATATGGGAGCGGAATTAAATAAATATATAGGTTCGGTAAGTAAAGACATGAGTGTAGAGACGGAATGGAAAATATATCAAGAAAACGGATGGACACTGAACTATAGAAAAAGTGGATATAAGAGATACCAGGTACTCGTAACAAAAACGGAATCTAAATCACAAGGAATCAGAGATTCACTTATTATAGCCAGATGTCCATTTACTCCGAATATAAATCAAAGACTACCAATGATTATGAACGTTGCACAAGCACCTGTGGGGTATGGAAATGTTCAGTTTTTGGAAAATGGTGCAATCACACTTTCTGCGTCTGAATATGCTAACCGAGTTACTTTTGAATGCTATGGAGAGGTAATCGTGAAATAAGGAGGCAGAAATGACAGATACAGTTATAGTAGCAATTATATCTCTGCTCGGCACTTTGCTTGGAAGTTTCGGAGGAACGCAGCTTGTAAAGTACCGGATAGAGCAGTTAGAAAAGAAGGTAGAGAAGCACAACTCTATTGTAGAAAGAACATATATTTTAGAGGAAAAAGTGAAAGTGGCAAATCACAGAATTGAGGATTTGGAAAGGAAAAGTGAGGAATGATGGAACAGACCATGAATTATGTAAAACCGGAACTGATTGTTGTAGCAGTAGTACTGTATTTTATTGGAATGGGATTAAAACAGTCTCAGACAGTAAAGGATAAGTACATCCCGCTTATTTTAGGAGGTATTGGCATTGTGTTATGTGCAGTGTGGGTGATTGCATCTTGCCCCATCAGTACCGGACAGGAGATTGCAATGGCAGTATTTACGGCAATTGTGCAGGGAATTTTAGTGGCTGGTCTGAGTACATATGTGAATCAGACGATGAAGCAGATGAGTAAGGAAGAATAAAATAGATTGAACCATGCAGAAAAGCATGATATGATAAAAAATAGAACAACCGTGTTACAGGGTGGCTGACCTCTATTCTACATAGAATGGGGGTGGTGCTGATGGACAAAAAACCGTTTGACTTTAAAGATCTTATGGCATTTGGAATGTTCATTCTGGCATTGCTGACATTCGTATTTACGTTTATCAGATAATGTTTTAAGCATAGAAAAACCACCCTCATAAAACTTTGACCGGTTTTGGGTGGCATTTTCTATGTACACTATTTAATCTGGTCAACCCCTTGTGGGCGGTTGTTCCTTTTAATTGTATTATAGAGCAGTTGAACAGATAATTCAACACATTTTTTGGAGAGCTTGGAAACAGGCTCTCTTTTATTGTGCGACATCGCACGGTAGGAGGTGAGAACATGAGCGAACAGAACGAATTTGGAAGAACAACAGCAGAAGAACTGGAAAAAGCATTTGAGACAGAAGAGCAGGAGGAAGAACAGGAGGAGAAATAATGAGTATCTGTAGAGGAATTGCCGGCAGGAGAGGTAAAAATCCTGTCGGTATTTTTATTCATAATGGGGCAGACGGTCAGAATGCTACGACAGCGTATTACAGGAATTACTTACAAAACGCAAACTTGGAAAACGGATTTGCTCACTACTATGTGTGTAACGATGGAATTCTGCAAGCAGAGGATGATTCAAACTGCGCTTGGCATTGCGGCGACTTAAACGGAAATCTTAATTTCTTGGGAATAGAAGTCTGCCAGAGTATGGGCGATCTGAATGTATTTAAAGCGAATGAGGAAAAAGCATTACAGTTGGCAGCACAGAAGTGCAAGCAGTATGGAATTACACCAAGTGCAAGCACGATCATGCTGCATCAGGAGGTGTTTGCAACCGATTGTCCGCACAGATCAGTGGAGATTCACGGCGGCGCGACAGCGACAAAAACGTATTTTATTAAACGTATCAGCGAACTGATGAATGGAAATCAAGTCGCAACAGCAGAGCAGAAAGGAGAAAATGAAGATATGCAGTGTATGTTTACGGTAGAGGGAAAAGGATGTGTTTATTGGATGCATGATGGAGTTGTGACAGCTTTGGGGCATCCAGACGAAATGAAGATTTTACAGCAGGTCTATAAGGATAACTTTGGGCATGATATGCCATGCTACAGTTGGGGCAAAAATGCACCATGGCATGTGAGACTGATGAACCCATTGTATCGTGAACCGGTTAAATCTATTTAA